CGTCTGGGAGACATTGCTGATAGACTAAACTCGACAGAGTCGCCCGTGCCATATGAACGGCTCCGACGCTCGGCAGGTCCGTTCCTTCGGAATACACCGCGTAGTTCGCGAGCACCTGGAGCCGCTTATTCAAGAAGTCCTGGCGTATCTGGCGCCTGATGTCTCTTGGGGTATCGGCCGTTACCCCGGCAACGGTGATGCCGCGGTCGCTGAATGCCTTCACCATGTCCCGGACGTGCTCGACCCCTGTACAGAAGACAAGGCCCTGGCGGTCGGGGCAGTGCTGCAGGTGTGTGTCCACAACCATGGCATTGCGGGCAGGCGTATTTAGCGCCTTGGTAAGCTCTCCCTGGACGAAGTCCTTCCCGTCCGGGCCCGTGCGTGTCTTGACCCTTGAGATATCCACGCCCGTTTCGATCTTGATACCCCGAGCCGGCGCGAGCCAGCCTGCCTCGATGCCCCAGCCTGCCTCGACGCCCCAGCCTGCCTCGAAGCCCTCGCCTGCCTTGATGCCCGTGCCTGCCTTGGCAAATATGTAACCGGTTGCTTTCAGCGAGGCGAACACTATGTAACTAAGCTCCCCTTCGATTTCGATATGCCCGTCAAAATCAACGGCTCCGGATATACTTGCCGTCCTTAATGTCAGCCTTTGTAATTTTTAGGATTTCCATTTTATTTCAAACTCCTAGTTTTTATTCCCTATGGTTAAACAGTTCCCGCCCTTGAGGTACTCGTCACAGGCATAGACTTCACCAACGCCGCCCAGATGTACGAGATTATGACAATCAGGCGTCTCTATGATGGCATGACACCAGTGGCAGGTAGCAACAACTTGGTCTCCCATATCAATTCTCTCCTTAACTTGGGGGGCTTGTTTGATGGTCATTATGAGGTCTCTCCAACAACGTATCCATACCACAATATCTGGTTAATATAGTCATAAAATTCCTTTGTCATTGACAATCCTGTCATGCCGCCATCTATGTGTCCCTCTGCCTTCAATAGCTTTAATACCTCCCGGTCTGCATCGTTCATTTTGCGAGGGTCAATTTTTTGGTCATTCTTCATCACATAGTCCAGATACGGATATAATCTCAATTCCGTGACAGTAATCTCCCGATTCAAAAATTCCTGAGCCACTCTTTGAATCTCCGGTGTTAATTTTCCTCTCATTTATTCAATTCCTCCCTGCCGGTAAGCTCGTGCTGCCCGTTAACTCCGAGAACAGGTGACGGGGAAAGTAAAATACCAGGACATTTTCGACAGACATATCGGTCTGCCATGCCTCGGTATCGGTGGAGTCATATATTACCGGGGCAGTCTGCGAAATCTTTTTTAATGACTCGGCTTGATAGCTAGTCATTTCCTTTTTCCCTCCTTAATATCGTGTAGTTCAGTCCTGCAAGAATCACAGACCGGGTATGATTTCCGCTTCCCCTCGGTGATTATTTCAACGTAGGTAAATGTTGTAAGCGGTTTCTTACATCCCCAGCAGTTCATCTTTCCCCTCCTTATTTACTCATCTTTTTAGAATAGTCACACATCTTGAAGTTATCGTTCATCGCCTGGCTTAATGTGTAAGTGTGTCCATACCAATTACCATCAGTTCGTTTTATCAAGCTTAGTGTCTTTTTACATTTCGGGCATTTCATCGTCTTTCCCCCTTAACCTTATTTACTCAGCTTTTCCGGGATTAAATCTCTGGATTTTCCGAGTATTCTGTTAATTTGCGTCCGGTCAATGCCGAACTTAAACCCGATTTCTTTTTGGGTATAGTGCGGGTATTCTACCGCAAACTTTCTGACTTCGTTGTCCCTCTTCCGTTTGGCTTCTCCAAATAGTTTCATTCGTGTTCTCCTTGCACTTACTATACACAGGGAGAAAGCCTTTGTCAAGGGGTTCCCACGCCTGAATAAAAAGATGATACGAAAGTTCGGAGGGTGCTTGACAAGTGCGATAATAAGGTTTAGACTTGGGGAGTATTCAGGAATTTCCGAATAAATGAGAGTTTTAATTGCCTGTGAGTTCAGCCAGATAGTAACTAAAGCCTTCCGTGATAAAGGACATGAGGCGTATAGTTGTGACCTGTTACCTACTGAAGGGAATCCCGTTTGGCATATTCAGGATGATGTGTTGAAACACCTTGATGATGGTTGGGATTTGATGATTGCTCACCCCGACTGCACTTATTTGGCTAACAGTGGTGTTCGATGGTTAAAAGGTAATCCTGAACGCTGGCAAAAGATGATTGAGGCAAGAGAGTTTTTTAATCTTCTCCACAATGCCTCAATACCTGGAATAGTAGTAGAAAACCCCATACCACATAAGTGGGCGTGTTTACCGAAATACACGCAGATTATCCAGCCTTACCAATTCGGGGAGCCATTTACCAAAGCGACTTGTCTATGGTTGAAAGGACTGCCGAAACTTGTGCCGACAAAGATTATCCCGAAAAACGAAGTAAGAGCGGCTTGTCACTTGGAGCCGCCCGGACCGAACCGGAAAGCGAACAGGAGCCGGACGTATCAAGGAATCGCAAACGGCATGGCGGCTCAATGGGGAACAAAATGACAAAGCCCGAACTCATCCAGAAAATAGAGGCACTATGATTTTAAGAGTATTCCCACGCCGGACAGCACTAACACCTACTGATGATTATGTTTTCGTTGGTGAGCCGCCTATGATACGTCCAGATGCGTCTGAGGTACATATCAGTTGTGCTTTTACATGGGACAAGCCACAAGCAGAACATCTAGCGAAAGCATGGGGACAATATTATCCTATAGTTAAACTTGGCGGGCCAGCTTATGACAGCCCATGCGGTGAGTTTGTACCAGGGCGTTATGTCAAAACGGGTGTAACTTTTACTAGCCGGGGATGCGACAATAAATGCCCGTGGTGTCTAGTCCCGAAACGTGAGGGGAAATTGTCATACCTACCGATACAGGTGGGCAATATCATTAACGATAACAACTTTTTACAGTGTCGCAAAGAGCATCGGGACAAAGTTTTTGCCATGCTCCGAACACAACGGCATATTGAGTTTACCGGCGGACTGGATTGCAGGGAAATGACACAAGGGATAGCTGATGATTTACTGTCACTCCGAATATATCATATGTTTTTTGCCTGCGACTCTAAAGGCTCGTTAAAACAACTCCAGAGAGTCGGTAAAATGTTCCCCGGTGTGGATCGCCGTAAACTGAGATGTTATGTTCTGCTGGCGTTTGGTGGTCAGACTATCAGCCAGGCGATTGAACAACTAGAGAATGTTTGGCAGGCCGGGTTCATGCCTCACTCTCAGTTATTCCAGCCAGACGATAAACTGATTGACTACTCCCCGGAATGGAGACATTTAGCCCGCCGGTGGAGTCGCCCAGTCTGTATGCAAGTTATGAAGGGGAGGGATAGGACGTTATGACAAAAGAGGAACTCATAGAAAAGATAGAATCCTTTTGCACAGCTCATCAGGTAGAGATAGACAAGGGGATGTACCGGCTGTCGGAGGCCAGATTGACTTTGCTGTGGGTGAAATTATAGATGGGGGAGAGACGGAATGAGCCTTGACGAAATCATAGCCAAGTTACCTAAGCCGTATTTTCAAGATGATGCGGTGGTAATTTATAACGCTGACAACAGAGACATACTGAAACATATTCCCGATAAGAGCGTGGATTTGGTGCTGACTGACCCGCCTTATAGGATAGGCTATAAACCCCAGAAGCATAACTCTAAAACATCTTGGGGTGATAGAAATTTCTGTGCTACTGATATGCTCATTGGGGATACAGGTAATTTAGACTTTGACGCTAGTCTGATTTATGAACAATTCAAATACGCTTATCAAGTGTGGTGGGGAGCTAACAACTACCCCGATAGCTTGCCTCGGTCAAGGGGATGGCTAGTTTGGTTCAAGGCTCGTGGCATGGAAGGGACAGACTTTTCTCATGCTGAATTAGCTTGGACAAATAGAGATATGCCAATAAGAGTGATTGATTATTTATGGCAAGGGAGTATGAAAGATGGGGAAAGAAATCGCTCACAACATCCTACTCAAAAACCCATAGCGGTTATATCTTGGTGTCTATCGTTTTTCCCCGAATCTCAAATTATTCTCGACCCGTTTCTCGGTTCAGGGACAACGGCTTTTTGTGCCAAGAAATTAGGGCGGAAATGTATCGGCATTGAAATCTCAGAGGCATATTGCGAGATTGCGGCGAAAAGATGCTGCCAGAGCGTTATGCGATTAGAGCCACCTGCCCCTGCGGACTTTTTCCCTCATATCACATTACAGCACACTACATCACATTACAGTAATTCGGGGGGTTGACAACGGCGGGGTAGAGGAGTAAGGTTAGGGTAGAATGAATTGATGATGAGGATAGATGATGGAAGAGAACGGAACTTACAGAACACCTGACTTTCAGACGGCAATTTACCTAAGAATATCCGGCGTCATTTATATCGGTATTGAGTGGCCGACACCACAGCAGGCCTTCTTTGTGTTCCAGAAACCACCTGATACTATTCTATCTGCATGGGCTACCGGGCAGGACAAGGGGGTTAGAATAGTCCTTGATGCCGCCGACTTCTTTCGTGACGAATTACGAAGGAGGGATAGGTAAGATGTGCGAACGATGCGGCGACACCGGGCGTTTACCTGTCCCGAACTATACTCACGGATTCTTCGACTGTACCTGTAAAGAACTACCACAAGAGAGATACCGGCCCTTTAATCCCGATGACATAGATTTCCCCTGCTCGCGGGACTTCCGGCGTTTCTACGAACTAGAGGGCGGGCGGCCAGACCCTGGCGGGACTTACCCTGCAGAGCAGCCACAACCAACAGAGCAGGTCATTGTCCACCGCCACAGTAATATGAGCAAACTGGAAGCGGACTTACTCCAGCAGACGGCGGGGAAACTAGAGCACGTCGCGAAGACATTAAAAGAGCATCTCACCGCAAAAAGACAAGAATTGGGGGAATATTGATGACGAAAGAACTCACCCCAACGATTGTCAATGAATGGTTGAACCAAGTCACTGGTACTTTCCTGGTAAGGGACATATGGGCGGAACTGGGTATTGTCACACCAAACGGACGGAATCATCTCAGAGTAATCCTCTACCGGATGGAGACGGATAAGAAGGTCGTCAATCTAGGTAGTGGGAAATATCGGAAAGCAGATAACTCGAAGCATCCTATAGATTGGCAAGCGGCGAACCCTGACAAATGGGTCCCGCTCCTGCTACCCTTCAATATCCACACGGTAGCCAAGATTTACCCCAAGTCAATTATAATAGTCACAGGCGGAAAGAATCAGGGGAAAACCTCTTATCTATTAGAAACTATAAAACTAAATGCCGGAACACTTAATATGCCGGTGGATTTATTTAATAGTGAGACTGGCCCGGAGCAACTCAAGGAAAGGCTTGCCCCGCTTGATTTCCCCAATCCTCCTCCGTTTAATGCCTACGAAAGATATGACAACTTTGCCGACGCCATTGAACCAGACCATCTTTCAGTTATTGACTACCTGGATTTTAACTCAGAGCTTTATATGGTTGGTACCGAGATTGATAACATCTTCCGTAAATTACCCCCCGGGGTTGCTATTATCGGGCTACAAAAGCCCCCACCCGCCGAAATACTCTACAAAGGACAGAAAAAACTGATAGAGCGTGACTTGGCCTATGGCGGAGCATTTACCGCAAAAAGAGCTGTCCTTTATATTTCATTGTCCTACAAACTTTTGAAATTAGTCTATGTTAAAACACCTATGCAGCCAAAAGTCAACCCCAACAATATGCAGTGGTCGTACGATTTCGATGAGACCGGTTACTTTAGCAATATAAAGCGTTTTTATGGGGACAACTCCCTCTTGTAACAGAAATTTAGATTAGATAAAAACGCCTGGCGACCGCTTCACCGGTGGCGGAAATGAGGGCAGCCCATTTTTCTGATTGGTATTTCCGAGGTAGCAAGAATGGCTCTTTTTAGGAATAGCAATTAAATTCTCGATACGATTGTCATCTTTTTCGCCGTTAATATGATGGATAACAGAGCCTACTGGTAAAGTGCCATTTGCCTTTTCCCAGATATATTTATGCTCCTTGACCCAACCTATTCCCGGTATTTTGACCAAGATATAGCCATCGCTTGTCCAAGACCTGGCTGCCTCTCTTTTAGCGAAAACGGTAAATTCCTTCTGGCAACCCACACACCAAAAGATGGTTTTGAACTTACCTGGCTCTATTTCTTCATTCGAGAGCCAGGAATTTCGGCTTATCACGTAACCGCAATACGGGCAGCGCGGTACTTCTCTTTCCATGTTCAAAGTTTATCATTACAAGCGCTTGTGTGTCAAGTGTAATAAACTAGTGCTTGTGAAACAAGTGTAATATCCACTTATTATTACAAAAAGTATTACATGCCTAGACCGTGCCTAAAAACCCCTCTTTTTCAATTCTCTACTATATATATATACTAAATAATACGTATATACGGGTAAAAAGAAAAGTACCAAAAGAAAAAACCCCACCCCGGTTGCTATGTCGCTGGTACTTTTACATCAGTGCCCTTTTTTTCTTTTAAGAGAAACGTATTAACGTACTAAAAAACAAGAACCCAACTATACATAATCTTACCCAGACATGAAAAAAGGAGTCCGCACCCCAGCGACAGTATTTCATGCCATCCAGCGCACGGCCTCAAGGATAATTATTCCTTGACAGGTGTTTTGTGCAACCCGTACTCCGGTTTGTCTCCAGGGTATATTCCAGGGACAGGGTAGTCCACTAGTTTCGCCCGCTCGGTTAAAATCATCCTGATATAGCCGGTCAGTGTCAATCCTCTCTCAAGAGCCTGTTCCCGGAGCCGTTGTTGCAGCTCAGGGGTGACTTTGACTAATAGTTGCTGGGTGTTGTTCATTGGATTGCCTCCTGTTGGTGTATCTCAACCGTGATACATCCGCCGTACTCGCCATGTCGTCCGGTCACTTCCTGGGCGATTGCTTCAACTTCCCTGTCAGTCCGGGAATAATCGTCGTATCGTTTGTTGGTGTGGATATGTAGCCAACCGTAAGCGGTGCCAGTACCATGTCCCACTTTGACGCCCTCGAAACCTTTGGCGGTGAGAGCCGCCTTGACTGCCTTTGTCTCTTGTACTCTTGTTATCATTTAACCGCCTCCATGTATTCTTTCAAGGTTATGTTGCCGTGTTCGAGGACAATCTGCTGCCATTTTACCCAAACGGAATGAGCGGGGCCAGATAGTTTAATTAACATTTAAGTCCGCTCTAACCCAAAGTAGGTAAGGTTTGCAAGTATAAAAAGATAGTTCGTTATCACGCCATGCGGTCAACTCTGGCCACCGTGTTGCTTGCTCTAATGTCGCTGGTTTAAGTCGTGCCGGGGCTCCCTTGTCGTTATCTTCCCAGAAGTAGTGGTAAGTCAGTTCGTCTGATATTTTGATTACTTCTTTGTACCCCACTGCCCTATTGATAACTCTGGCCTCTTTACCTAATTCCCGGCCAACCGCCTTGAGTATATAGCGATAACCGTCAATTTTGGCGGTGCGTTCCGGCCTCTTCCCGTTTGCGGTTCGTAATACGCCGTGGTTTTTCCCCCCGCAACAACATCGGCAGATATCCTCGCGGGCTTCCCAGCAAGCCTCGCCGCACGTTGCATCGGTAAGGAAAGCTACTATTCCGGTTTGTCCTGGTATTCCCATTCTCTTTTCTCCTATCTCGGCTGGGTTACTCCCCTGCCTGATGTATCTAATATACACCCAATCAATATCCGTGTCAATACCCCAATGTTAAATTTATATAACATTTTTATAACATCAAAAACTCGTTGTTGACAACGTATGCTATAATCTGTACAGGGGGGATTATGCTGCAACCTACACGGCAACCACCACGCCGCACGCTAGAGGCTCTACGTCCCGCTATCCGCCTCATTGTCTGCCCCCACTGTCTATGCCCCGTTCCAACTGATAGGTTCCTCGACCATATCAGGGAGTGTAACCAGCACGATAATTACAGGAGAGCAGGGGGAGAATAAACGGGAAAATGGCTAGCACTGGGGGTTTTTGTCTGTCAACACCTCCTCGCGGTAATTATCAGGATTATCGGGGATGTCCAATGAGTGAACTGGTCACTATCATCGTTACCGGAATACTGGCTATAGCTGCTATTTTAATCTGTGGGGCGGTGTTACTGAGACATGACCGTTGACACTATCGTTAAACGTAATCTCACTCCAAAACAAGAGCGATTCGCCTTGTTGCTATTTCAGGGTTTGTCACAGCGCGAGGCCTACATCCAGGCAGGGTATTCGGCTCGAATGACTGTATCGTCGATGGATGAGCTGGCCTGTAGGTTTGCGAACTCTGTCCAGATAATGTCAAGGACAGCCGAATTACGCTCAAAAGCCGAGTCTGCCGCTATCGGGACAGTCCAGGAGCGGCAGACTATTCTCACGGCTATTTACCGGGCGAAAATAGCTGAGTTTGTGGATGAATCTGGCAATCTGGATGTGCGGGATAAGTCAAAACTGGATACTCCTGCCGTGCGTGAGTTAAAAACTGAGAGGACAAGCCGGGGAGGAATACGAACCACGCTCAAACTAGGCGACCCTGTGGCGGCGATAATGGAGCATAACCGGATGGAGAGGATAGGTGGGGCGGAAACTGTTATCAATTTCAACGAGATAAGAATCATTGTCGAGCGTGAAGCTCGCACTATTGATATCAAGTGTGGTACTGATGCCACTGAGTAAGGCTAGAGACCGGGAGCGTAAGAAACTAATGAAAGTTAGGTTGGAATCCAACCTATTCCCTGACGTTACTGTACAACCCGGTATTATACCCAACTATGACCCGCGGTTGCATAGGGCGGGGGATGTGGTGCGAATCAATGGTATTGTGACGACCATCCCCGAATTAGATGCGGACGGCCATTCAGTATGGTAATGACGCGCGAGGTCAGGGTAATTACCCGCAACCCTCATGCCGAGCAGGAGAAATTCCGTATCTCCACGGCCAAGCGGAAGATTATCAGAGCCGGCCGCCGTGGTGGTAAGACTGTTGGCGTCGGCATTGTTGCGGTGGATGCGTTTGTCGATGGCCGCCGGGTACTCTATACCGCCCCTACCAGTGAGCAGACAGACCGTTTCTGGTATGAGGTAACAACAGCCCTGGCGGAAGCGGTACAGGTTGGGCAATATACCCTCAATAAGTCGGAGCGGTACATTGAAAGGGCGGGGACGTTGAACCGCATCAAGGCCAAGACGGCTTGGAACGCCGACACACTGCGAGGCGATGACGCCGACCTGTTGATACTGGATGAGTGGCAGTTGATGTGTGAGGACGCATGGGAGATAGTCGGCGCGCCTATGCTCTTAGACAATGACGGTGATGCGGTGTTTATCTACACTCCCCCATCGCTACGTTCCCGCAGCACCAGCAAGGCGCGAGATCCGCAACACGCC